TGGTATAAGTAACACTAATATTGGTTATGAAGCTGGATATTCTAATACAACAGGTGGTCAAAGAACTTGTATTGGTTGGCGAGCTGGAAAATCTAATACCGGCGTAAGTAATACTTTTATTGGTAGAAGCGCTGGGTCTGTAAGCAGTACTGGTGCATCTAACGTTGTTGTAGGGGCAAATTGTATGGCTTTCGGCGCAATAGGTACACAAAACGTAGCTATAGGTGTGCAAGCGGCTCAAAGCGCAACAGGTAATTATAATGCAATAGTAGGTATGCAAGCTGGGCAATATATGACAAGTGGTAATAATAATACTTTAATTGGTTTTGAAGCTGGTAGAAATGTTACAACAGCTGCGCAGAATACATTTTTGGGTTATCAAGCTGGGGATGCTCTAACAACATCTTCGGATAATACTTTTATTGGCGGTGGTGCTGGAACTAGTGCAAATGCGAGTGGTACAAATGGAAAAAACACTGGTGTAGGAAGAGCCGCATTGTCTGACTTAAGTAGTGGACTTAACAATACAGCTATGGGTTACAATTCTGCTCCAAGTTTATCTTCTGGAAGCAATAATGTTATGATTGGTTACCAAGCTGATGTTAGTACTGGTGCAGCATCAAATCAAAATAGTTTTGGTTATTCTGCATCTTGTAGTGGAGACAACCAAGTAACATTAGGAAATTCAAGTATTGGAACTTTAAGATGTCAAGCAACTAGTATAACATCCGTATCAGACGAAAGAGATAAAACAGAAATAGAAGATTTAGGTTATGGCTTAGCATTTATTGACGCTTTACAACCAAGACAGTTTGTTTGGGATAATAGAGCAGAAATTGATGGAGATGGTAATGAATATTTTAGTGCTAACAAAGGTAAAAAAGACTTTGGATTCGTAGCACAAGAAGTTAAAGAACTAGATAACGACACTTTAAGGCTAGTGTATGATGAAAATCCTAACAGACTTGAGTTAAGCTACGGAAAACTAGTGCCAATATTAGTAAAAGCAATACAAGAATTAAAAGAAGAAGTAGAAATTTTAAAATCACAAAATAATTAAAAATGTACAAAAACGTAATTACATCAGAAAACACACCAGACAGTCACAAAGAAGTTATTGTAGGTCAAGTAAATGATCAATTAGCAGAAGCTGCAGATTCTGAAACTACAGAAGAAAAGTTGCAATGCCTTAAAGATCACTTTTTTTGGTTATTATCTAACGACTTTTACAAAGACGAATGCAGCGCTGAGCAAGTAAGTGATATGGAATCATATTTATCTGCGGATTATGCAGATGGATATGAAGATCTACCTGAATAGTAGATTTACTAAAACATGAGTAACTATATAAATATAAAACAATTAACTTAAATTAAATCAAATGGCAAAAATCACAGAAGAACAATTAGAAAAAATTGTAAAACAGAACACAGAGCTTGAAGAAGTAGTAATGCAGGTTGGAATAGTAGAAAGTCAAAAACATGCTTTACTTCACAAAATAGCTGAAGTTAACAAAGTTCTAGAAGAATACAAAGCTGAATTAGAAGAAGAATACGGCAAAATATCTATTGACTTGAAAACAGGGGAATACACTGAGATCAAAGAAGAAGATGCTCTTGAAGTAGTTGAGTAATGGATTCAGTTATAAGAAAAATCAGTATTGGTTCTGATTATAAAAATGAAGCTATGCATTATTCTGTTGGCCAGCAAGTATATGGTGGTCACGAAATAGCTTATATTTTATTTAATGACTCTGATAGTTCTTATAATATACACATAAAGAAAAACAACGAGGTATTGCCATGGAAAAAATTTAATTCTAACATGGCTATATCCGTTGAGTATGATTTAGAGTATTAATGAAGAGTCTATATGATTTTATCGTCGAACCAGTTGGCGATAAATACAGCAATACTGTTAACGTAGGTGATAAAAAATTAGTTGTAAATACTAAAATTGAAAACTGGAAATTTGTAAATAGGTTAGCTAGGGTTGTAGAAACCCCAGCTGCCTTTTCAACACCTATAAAGAAAGGCGCTATAATAATCATACATCAAAATGTTTTTAGAACGTTTTATGATATGAAAGGTGAAAAGAAAAAAAGCAGATCTTATTTTAAAGATGATCACTATTTCTGCGCAGTTGACCAAATATATTTATATAAAAATAAAAACACTTGGAAAACTATAAACAATAGATGCTTTGTAACACCTATAAAAAGCAAACAAGATCTAACGCTTGATAAAGAGGCTAGCCTTATTGGTATACTTAAATATGGTAATAAGTCCTTAGAAGCGCTTAATATAAACCCAGGTGATCTTGTAGGGTTTACTCCTAACAGTGAGTGGGAGTTTTTAGTCGAAGAAAAACGGCTTTATTGTATGAAATCTAATGATATTGTAATTAAGTATGAATACCAAGGAAACGAAGAAGAATATAATCCAAGCTGGGCAGCGAGCAGTTGAGGAGTTAATCAAAGTAGCTAAAGAAGCTATTGTTGATTCAGATGATGATATATCAGCTGACAGACTTAAAAACGCCGCAGCCACTAAAAAGCTAGCTATATTCGATGCCTTTGAAATACTTAGTCGCATTGAAGAAGAAGAAAACTTATTAAACGATAAACCAAAAGAAGTTAAAGAAGAAAGAACTTTTAAAGGTTTTGCTGAAGGTAGATCTAAGAAGTAATGTACGAACAAACATTATATAAAGTATTAAAAGATCACGTAAAACCTAAAGTTTTAAATCGTATGAACCGTTATAAAAAATGGGAATACGGATATAACAAAGAGCATGATATTATTGTTATAAGTAGAGACGGTATAATAGGTGATATATACGAAATACAAAACTTAAAAATAGCTTTACCTAAAGCTAAAAAAATACATAAGTTTGAAACTAATAAATGGGAGTATACGGAATACCCTAAAGTATTAAAAAAAATAAAGTCTGTATTTGATTGGGAAGAATATCCGTTAGACTTTAAGGAAAAATGGTATGATTACATCGATAATGAGTTCGTCCGCAGGGAAGAAGGCTTTTGGTTCTATAATAAGAATGTGGCTACTTACATTACTGGTACTCACTATATGTACTTGCAGTGGTCCAAGATTGATGTTGGGCAACCAGATTTTAGGGAATCAAACAGATTATTCTACATATTCTGGGAAGCTTGTAAGGCCGATCATAGGTCATATGGAATGTGCTACCTTAAGAATAGACGATCTGGATTCTCATTTATGGCGTCCGGGGAGTGCGTTAATATGGCAACCATATCAAGCGACTCTAGGTTTGGAATATTATCTAAATCTGGACCTGATGCGAAGAAGATGTTTACAGACAAGGTGGTACCGATATCGGTTAATTACCCCTTCTTTTTCAAACCAATTCAAGACGGTATGGACAGGCCGAAGACAGAGCTTGCCTATCGTGTACCAGCCAGTAAATTCACCCGTAAGAAGCTCGAGACCAACGAGACGCTACGTGAACTCGACGGGCTCGACACTACGATCGACTGGAAAAACACGGGCGANAACTCGTANGACGGTGAGAANCTCAAGCTCCTCGTNCACGATGAGAGCGGCAAGTGGGAACGTCCGACGAACATCCTCAACAACTGGAGGGTCACGAAAACCTGCTTACGATTAGGTAGTAGAATTATAGGTAAGTGTATGATGGGTTCAACTAGTAACTCATTAGACAAAGGTGGAGACAATTTTAAAAAACTATACAATGACTCAGACGTTACGCAGCGAAATGCGAATGGACAAACTCGCTCTGGATTATATAGCTTGTTTATACCTATGGAATGGAATTACGAAGGATACATTGATTCTTATGGACTACCTGTCTTCGACACGCCTAAAAAACCAATTGAAGGACCACAGGGTGAGATAATAGATTTAGGTGTAATAGAGTATTGGGACAATGAAGTTGATGGTCTTAAAAAAGACCAAGACGCTTTAAATGAATTTTATAGACAATTTCCAAGAACTACTAAGCACGCTTTTAGAGATGAATCAAAAGAATCTTTATTTAATCTAACTAAGATATACGAACAAATAGATTTTAATGAAGATTTAAGAAATTCTATAAATATAACACAAGGTAATTTTGCATGGAAAAATGCAGTGCAAGATTCAGAAGTTATATTTTTACCAAACAATAACGGTAGATTTTTAATAACTTGGGTTCCACCAGTAGATTTACAAAATAGAGTAATAGTTAAAGGCGGTATTAAATATCCTTTAAACGAAAACTTAGGCGCATTTGGTTGTGATCCTTATGATATATCAGGTACAGTAGATAAAAGAGGTTCTAAAGGATCTTTACACGGTCTTACAAAGTTTTCAATGACAGATACTCCGCCTAATCATTTTTTCTTAGAATATATAGCTAGACCTCAAACAGCTGAAATATTTTTTGAAGATGTATTAATGGCCTGTATTTTTTATGGTATGCCTATACTTGCAGAAAATAACAAACCAAGATTGTTGTATCATTTTAAAAGAAGAGGTTACAGAGGTTTTTCAATGAATAGACCTGATAGAAAAAGAAATAAACTTTCAATTACAGAAAAAGAATTAGGTGGTATACCAAACTCTAGCGAAGATATAAAGCAAGCTCACGCCGCTGCTATAGAGTCTTATATAGAAGATTTTGTAGGTTTAAAGGAAACTGGATATGGTGATGTTTATTTTCAAAGAACACTTGAAGATTGGGCTAAATTTAATATAAATAACCGAACTAAGCATGATGCCTCTATTAGTTCTGGATTAGCTTTGATGGCTTGCAATAAACACAGATACGCGCCTAGCGCTCCTGTTAGTTTAAAAGCTGTTGATTTAGGAATAAAAAAATACGATAATAGAGGAAGTACATCAAAAATAATAAGTTAATGAATATATATACTAATACTAGAAGTGCATTTCCTAGCCAAGTAGTTAGTGACCAAGAAAAATCAAGTATTGAATACGGTAGACAAGTAGCACAAGCTATAGAAGGTGAATGGTTTTCTCAAGGCAGAACTACAGGTAATAGATATTTAACTAATTGGAATAACTTTAATCAATTAAGACTTTACGCTAGAGGCGAACAAAGTGTTCAAAAATATAAAGATGAATTATCTATTAATGGTGATTTGTCTTATCTTAATTTAGACTGGACGCCTGTACCTATTTTATCTAAATTCGTAGATATAGTTGTAAATGGTATATCTCAAAAATCTTACGATGTAAAAGCATACGCTCAAGACCCAGAATCAGTTAGAAAAAGAACTGATTATGCTACTAAGTTGTACGAAGATATGATATCAAAAGAATATCTTTTAAATTTAGAACAGACGCTAGGTATTGACGCTTATCAATCTCCGAGCAAAGATGTAATACCTGAGACTCCAGAAGACTTAGAATTGCACATGCAGTTAAGTTATAAGCAGTCAATTGAAATAGCTCAAGAAGAAGCTATATCTTCTGTAATGGCTCAAAATAAATACGATCTTACAAGAAGAAGATTAAATATGGATTTAACGGTTCTAGGAATAGCAGCTGTAAAAACAGATTTTAACACATCTAATGGTGTTACTGTTGATTATGTTGATCCAGCTTATATGGTTTACTCTTACAGTGAAGATCCTAATTTTGAAGATATATATTACGTTGGTGAAGTTAAATCATTAACAATACCAGAATTAAAAAAAGAATTTCCAGGTATACCAGAAGATGAATTGAAAATGATTCAAAATACGCCTGGTAATAAATCATACATAACTGGATACGGTAACTATGACAATAACACCGTTCAGGTTTTGTATTTTGATTACAAAACATACAATGATCAGGTTTTTAAAATAAAACAAACTGATCAAGGTTTATTAAAAGCTATTGAAAAACCAGATACTTTTAATCCACCAGAAAATGATAATTTTGAAAGAGTATCAAGATCTATAGAAGTTTTATATAGTGGTGCTAAAGTTTTAGGTACTAATATAATGTTAAACTGGGAGTTGTCTAAAAACATGACTAGACCTATGTCTGATACTACTAAGGTAAAAATGAATTATGCTATTTGTGCTCCAAGAATGTACAAAGGTAGAATAGAGTCACTGGTAAGTAGATGTACTGGTTTTGCTGACATGATTCAGTTAACACATCTAAAGCTGCAACAGGTTATATCTCGTATGGTTCCAGATGGTGTTTATTTAGACATGGACGGACTTGCTGAAGTTGATCTTGGTAATGGTACTAACTATAATCCAGCAGAAGCATTAAACATGTATTTCCAAACTGGTTCTGTAGTTGGTAGATCACTTACACAAGACGGTGAAATGAATGCTGGTAAAGTTCCAGTTCAAGAATTACAAAGTGGAAGTGGTAACGCTAAGATATCTAGTTTAATATCAACATATCAGTATTATTTACAAATGATACGCGATGTGACAGGGCTTAATGAAGCTAGAGATGGTAGCTTGCCAGATCGTAACACATTAGTAGGATTGCAAAAATTAGCGGCTAACGCGTCTAATACTGCTACTAAGCATGTTTTACAATCTAGTCTTTATTTAACTCTTAGAATATCAGAAAATATTGCGCTAAAAATAGCAGACGCTTTAGAGTTCCCGCTTACTAAAAGTTCACTACAAAACTCAATATCTACTTTTAATATAAAAACATTAGAAGAAATAGTTAACTTAAATCTTCATGACTTTGGTATATTCTTAGAATTAGAACCAGATGAAGAAGAGCAAGCACAATTAGAACAAAATATACAAGCTTCTATACAACAAGGCGGTATAAACTTAGAAGACGCTATAGACTTAAGACAAATAAAAAATCTTAAGCTTGCTAACCAAATGCTTAAAATTAAGCGTAAAGAAAAGCAAAAACAAGATGCAGCTATTCAACAGGCTAATATCGCGGCTCAAGGTCAAGCGCAGGCAGATACAGCTGAAAAAACAGCAATGGCTGAGGTGCAGAAACAAGAGGCTGTAACTAGTACAAAAGTCCAATTTGAGCAATCTAAAAATCAAATGGAGATAGAAAGAATGCAGATTCAAAATGAATTAGAAATGCAAAAAATGCAAAGAAGATTTGAATTTGATCTTCAGCTGAAGCAGTTAGATGTGCAAGCCATTGGAGCAAAAGAACAAATGATAGAAGATAGAAAAGACAAGCGTATAAAAATGGAAGGTACGCAACAAAGCGAAATGATAAGCCAAAGAAAAAATGATGGCTTACCAATTGATTTTGAAAACCAGCCAGACGCTGGTATGAGCGCGTTTATGTAAACGCTATTTAATTATTTAATTATATTATATTATGTCAGAAGTAAAAACAAATGAATCTGTTAAGCAGGAAGGTGAGTTTAAATTAAAAACAAAAAAGAAAACACCTAAAAAATTAAACGAAATCAAGGATAATGTTACTAAAGTAAACATAAATCCTAAAGAACCTTTGGTTGAATTAGAACCAGAGGTTAAAAAAGTAATAATTCCAAAACAAGAAAACGATGCCATTCAAATCGGAGAAACAAAGAAGGTATCTGTGGAAGAACCATCCGGAGATAGCGCAGAGATGGGAGAACCTGTACAAGAGTCCAACGAGAATGTTGAAGGGTTTTCTCCGATCCAAGAAGTAACAGAAGCTGAAGTTAAACAGGTTGAAGCTGAAGTTAAAGAGGCTATAAGAGATGAAAAAGTATTAGGCAAACCATTGCCAGAGAATATTGAAAAGCTAGTTTCATTTATGGAAGAAACTGGTGGGACAATAGAAGATTATACTCGTCTAAATGCTGATTACAGTAACATAGACGATAAAACTCTTATCAAAGAGTATTACAAAAAAAATAAACCTTATTTAGATTCTGAAGATCTTGATCTTTTGTTAGAAGATTTTGACTATGATGAAGAAATAGACGAAGATAAGGATATACGCAAAAAGAAACTTGCGTTTAAAGAAGAAGTTGCAAAAGCCAAAAACTTTTTAGAGGAAACCAAGAGTAAGTATTACGACGAGATCAAGTTGAGACCGGGCGTTACTCAGGAACAACAAAAAGCTATGGATTTTTTCAATAGATATAACAAGGAGCAAGAACAAGCTGAGCAACAGCATCAATTGTTTAAAGATAATACAAAAAAGCTTTTTAGCAATGATTTCAAAGGTTTTGATATCAGTGTTGGTGAAAAGAAATATAAGTATAACATTCAAAACAAAGATAAAGTTGCAGAAAACCAGTCTAATATAACAAACCTCGTTGGGAAGTTCCTAGACGAAAATGGTAATGTTAAAGATGTCAATGGTTATCACAAGGCCATGTATGCTGCTGAAAATGTAGATAAAATTGCCTCTCATTTTTATGAGCAAGGAAAAGCAGACGCTGTAAAAGACGTTGTAAACAAATCAAAAAACTTGAGTGACACTAAAGCTAGAACTACTCAAGGAGATGTGTTTATTGATGGATTTAAAGTTAAAGCAATTTCAGGTGCTGATTCTACAAAATTAAAAATAAAAACTAAAAAATTTAACTAATAAAACTTAAAATTATGAGTTTAACTCCTCAATTTGGTAGTATTATTCCATCTCAAACACAAGAGATTACTAATAGTAACTACTTAAAATTTAATGACGGTGGTGCTGGAAACACTGACACATTTGCTCAGCAGTATTTACCTGAAGTTTATGAACAAGAAGTAGAGCGTTATGGAAACAGAACGTTATCTGGATTCTTAAGAATGGTTGGCGCTGAAATGCCAATGACATCTGATCAAGTGATTTGGTCTGAGCAAAACAGATTACACATCTCTTATAAAGATTGTACTCTTAGTGGCGCTGGTAATAACACTATTACTGTTGCTCCTGCTGCTACAATAACTACTATACAAAATGTAATATCAAAAAATGATACTGTTGTTATATTAGATCCTGTTACTGGGTTAGAAGGTAAAGCTATTGTAACTGCAAGTACAGTAGGTGTTCAAGGTGCGACTGCTGGTAGTATTACTGTTTCATTGTTTAACGGTAATAACCTAAATACAGCTGGTTCAGCTTTTACATCTGGATCTGTTAAAGTATTTGTATATGGTTCTGCTTATGAAAAAGGTGTGGCTTTAGATAGAAACACAGTAGACGCTGGAAATCCAACTGATGGTTATGTATCAGTAGATCCTCAGTTTACTCAATTTTCAAACACTCCAATTATTATTAGAAGTCAGTACGTAGTATCTGGTTCTGATATGGCACAAATTGGATGGGTAGAAGTTGCAACTGAAGATGGTGCTTCTGGATATTTATGGTATTTAAAAGCTGAGTCTGAAACAAGACTACGTTTTGAAGATTACTTAGAGATGTCTATGGTAGAATCTGAAAAATCAGCTTTAGCTGGTGCTGCAAAATTACCTGGATCTGAAGGTTTATTTGCTGCTATTGAAGATCGTGGAAATGTACAAGTAGGATTTACTGCTGCTGCTGGAATCGATGACTTTGATGCTATTCTTAAAAACTTAGATACTCAAGGTGCTATTGAAGAAAACATGCTGTTCTTACAAAGACAAACTGCTTTGGATTTTGATGATATGTTAGCTGCAATTTCTGGTGGTGCTGCTGGTGGTACTGCATTTGGATTATTTGAAAACTCAGAAGAAATGGCATTGAACTTAGGGTTCAGCGGTTTCAGAAGAGGTTCTTATGATTTCTACAAAACTGATTGGAAATACTTAAATGATGCTTCAACTCGTGGCGCTATCGACGGAATTAATTCTATCGAAGGTGTATTAATACCTGCTGGAACTTCAACTGTATACGATCAAGTGTTAGGAACTAACATCCGTAGACCTTTCTTACATGTACGATACAGAGCTTCACAAGCTGATGATCGTCGTATGAAGTCTTGGTTGACTGGTTCTGCTGGTGGTGCGTTTACATCTACATTAGATGCTATGGAAGTAAACTTCCTATCTGAAAGATGTTTAGTAACACAAGCTGCTAACAACTTTGTATTATTCAAAGGAATCTAATAATGATTCAAACTTAATAATATCCCCGTCTTCGGGCGGGGTATTATTTTATTAACTATTTAATTTTATTATATCATGGCTAAAAAAGCTCAAGCAGTAGAAAATGTAGAGGTTGCACCTCAACCTGTGGTTACAAAAACACCAAAAAAACCCGCAAAAAATGCGTGGGAAATAAAAGATAGATTTTATTATTTAACAAATAATAAATCTCCTTTAACTTTTACAATACCAAGTAAGCATACTAGAAAACACGCTTTATTGTATTTTGATAAAAATACAGGTAAGCAAAAAGAAATTAGATATGCAACTAATCAAGATTCACCATTTGTAGAAGAACAAAAAGGTGAAGCAACACTTGGTCACATTATGTTTAAAGACGGCGATTTAAAAGTTCCAAAAGAAAAACAAAATTTACAAAAACTACTTTCTTTATATCACCCATTAAAGGGTAAAATGTATCAAGAATTTAGCGCAGTTGAACAAGCTATAGATCAATTAGATATATTAGATCTTCAGATTGACGCTTTAAATGCGGCTAGAAACATGGATATAGATCAAGCAGAAGCTATTTTAAGAGTTGAAAAAGGCTCTGAAGTAAATAATATGAGCTCTAAAGAAGTAAAAAGAGATATTCTTTTGTTTGCTAGAAATAGCCCACAATTATTTATTAGCTTAGCTAATGATGATAATGTTCAATTAAGAAATATAGCTATTAAAGCTACTGAAATTGGTATAATTAATTTATCGCCTGATCAAAGAACATTTACATGGGGATCAAACGGCAGAAAATTAATGAACGTGCCTTTTGATGAAAACCCTTACTCAGCATTTGCTGCTTTCTTAAAAACAGACGAAGGTGTTGAGATCTATAAATCTATAGATAAAAAACTATAAAAACAAGTGATACTATAATATAGGCGGTTTCGGCCGCCTTTATAGTATAATAAAAAATTAATATGGCAGTAAGCGTAAATACAGTATATCAAACAGTCTTGTATATATTAAACAAAGAACAAAGAGGTTACGTAACTCCTTCAGAGTTTGGAAGTATTGCCGATTTAGTACAAAAAGAAATATTTCAATCTTACTTTCCTGACGGTAATCAAGTTAATCGTCAAATACAAAACAACACTCAAAACGATACAGAGTTTTTTAATATGTATAAAGATATAGCCTATAAGTTATATCCTTTTGAAAAAGAAATTTTATTTACATATAATTCTTCTAATGATTGTTATTATAACAACACGCCTAACACAATATATAAAATAGGTGAAGTAATTACTAAATACTCTGGTCAACCTCAATATGACTCTATAACTCAATTAGTTAGTAAAAAAGATTTTGATAAAATTACAAGATCAAAACTAACATCTCCTACAAAACAATACCCTATATTTTACACAACAAACAGCAACGTAGCCTTAGGTTTCGGAAGTTTAACAAACGCTGGATCTGGTTATAATACCACGGCGGCAACAGGCGCAACTATAGGCGGTAGTGGAACTGGTTTGCAAATAGCAAATGTTGTATACACAGGAGGTTCTATTTCTTCTTTTAATATTTTAAATTTTGGGACAGGGTACAATCCAGGTGATATAATAACTATAAGCGGTGGAAACAATGATGCTACTTTTGTTTTAAATATTTTTAGTTCATTAGTTTTAAAAATATCTCCTTCTCCATTTGCTGCAAATGATACTGTTTCTGTAAACTGTCTTACCAATCCTACTACGCCAAACTGGGATTTTAATATAGGTACAGTGGGTCAATATATATTTAAAAGTGTTGGAAATAATTCTTCTTCTGTAGATTTTCAATTAGACATATCTGAACAAAACAATATAATTATAAATATATTAAAGTATTTTGGTGTTGTTATAAACGATCCTACTATTATAGATGTAGCAGCTCAAGAGGCTCAAGCAACTGAAGTAAATTTAAAATCTTAAATAAATGAGTTTAGTAACAGAAACAAATCAACAGTATTACCAAGGTGCGCAGCCTTTTTTAATACCATCTACTGGAGTTAACCAAGAGTTTACTACAACTTTTGACACGGATTTAGTCTTTGGTAATTTTGATCCAAACAACGTAGACTATGCTTTAAACAACTTTAAGATTTATACAAGTTCTACTGGCTTACCAGGTAGTTTTACAGAATACACAAGTTCTTACACAGTAACAAATAATGTTATAAAAATAGCCGATTCTTTAACAATAAACCATTATTTAGTAGTTCAGTTAAAAACATTAGATGGTGGTAAATACGGTAATACCGCTGCTGGAACTGGTTTTGATGCTTTTGGTGATACTGTAGAAGAAAACTATGGAGGTTATGAGTATATAACTTTAAACGATGCTATAGATAACTTTATGGTTGGTTATGTAGGTGACGGTAAAATATTACAAAACGCTAAAAAATCTGATGTATTATTCTTTGCCAAAAGATCTTTGCAAGAATTTAGTTATGATACATTGAAAAGTATACACTCTCAAGAATTAACAGTACCGCCTTCGCTCAGTATAGCACTTCCTCAAGATTATGTCAACTATGTACAAGTCTCTAGAATAGATGAATTAGGTATAAAAAGAATTATATACCCTGTAAACAATCTTACAATAAATCCATACAATAATCCAATACAAGACTCTAGCGGTATTCCAACTCAAGATAATTTTGGTGAAAACTTAGAAGGAACTTCAATAACAGAAGATCGTTGGAAAAATGCTAATTTAAATTTATTAAACTTTAACCTACTAAACAACTTTGATGATTTTGCTTATTGGTGGAATTTATATGGTTTTGATGGTAATTTTAATACAGGTAAGTTATATGGTTTAGACCCACAAACTTCTCAAATAAACGGTTGGTTTAGCATGAACCATAGAGAAGGTAAAATGTCTTTTTCAAATGAATTAGCAAATAAGTTAATTGTGCTAGAATACATATCTGATGGTTTGGCTCATGACGGTGACAGTAAAGTACCTAAACTCGCAGAAGACGCTCTATACGCGTCTATACTATACAATATAGTTTCTGTAAGAGCTGGTCAAAACCCAAACGATATAATGAGGTTAAAAAGAGACAGAAGCGCTAAGCTTAGAAATGCTAAAATAAGATTATCTAACATAAAGCTTGATGAAATAGTACAAGTTATGCGAGGTAAATCTAAATGGATAAAACACTAAAATTTAATGGCAGAATTTAAAAATAGCTTTTTGAGATCTAAAATGAATAAAGATCTCGATGATAGGTTAATGCCTGAGGGTGAATATAGAGACGCTTTAAATGTTTCTATAAACAAATCTCAAGGAGATGGAAGTTCTGAAGGAAATGTAGGAACACTTCAAACTGTTTTAGGTAATCAACTTTTACAAGACATTAGTGTAAATGGTATTAATACTTTTGAAGATTTTCAAGATGACTCAGAGTTTATTGGTGTGCTTCCTAGCGACAATAAAAATAGTATTTATGCATTTGTAACTAATAATACTTTAACGCAAGACCAAGCGTTTTATGTTCCTAAAGGAGCGGTAGGTTTAACATATTTATATCCTAATAATCAAGGCTCTAGCGATTCAGCTGCTACTTTAACCGATGGAGGTCAAGGTTATGTAGCTGGCACAACATATAATACTTCTGGAGGAGCTGGTACAGGTATGACTATACGCGTTGATTCAATTGCGTCAGCTACTGATACTTCGGTTGTAACATTTACTATCATAAATAGTGGTACGGGTTACAATGTAAACGACTTTATTCAAATAGTAATTCCTGGTGGAAATCAAAACGCGGTGGTGGTTTTAACTTCTGTTGAAGGTCCTATTACTTTAACAGCTGGTGGAACTGGCTATGTAGATCCAATAGCAGGTACTACAACAACAACAGGTGGCGGATCAGGCTTACGAGTTTCATGCACAATACTAGGTACTACTATTTCTTCTGTTACTGTTATAGCCTTTGGGGCAGGTTATCAAGTAGGTGATGTAGTTACTATAGACGGTGGAAATAATGATGCAACTTTTACTATTGACTACTTAATGAATAGTTTTTCTGCAATTATATCTTATAATTTAGCAGATCAAACTAATTTTAAGGTTATAGCAGAAGGAGCATTTCTTAATTTTTCTACTCAAAATCAAATATACGGAATAAACTTAATAGAAGATTTACTGTTTTTTACAGACAATAGAAATCAACCTAGAAAAGTTAACATAAATAGACCTACAGGGTATTATACTACTGAGGAGCAAATATCTGTTGCTAAATATTACCCGTGTGATGCTATAAGTTTATATCAACCTAGTGAAGCTCAGTCTGAATCTGGTCTGTCTATGAATACAGCCACTTCAACAGCTACTACAAATAGTACGACTTTAAATTTTTCAACGTCTGGATCAGGATCCGGTGCGCCCAGTAACTTAGGTGTTTTAGGCTCAATAGCTACAATTACTCCAAACGGAACCTCTTATTCAACTTTAACAAGCCCTTCTTCTTGTACGGGTGGTACTGGAAGAGGAACCACTGTTACTTACACGCAATCAGGTGGAGTTGTGCAAACCGTTACAATTGTTAATTTAGGCGAAGGACATACGAACGGTGATATATTGACAATTAGTTCTGGAGATAATAACGCCACTTTTGTTTTAAACTTTATAACACCTGATACTTTTGTAATAGATTCTTCAGGTTGGCCTAATACTGTTATTGTTAACAATCCTCAAACTATACCAGCTGGTATGACTTTGAATTTTGTAACCCCGGAAACAACAATGCAGGATGCTTCAGATTTATATTTACCAGCTTCAGCAGAAGCTACACTTGATAGTTATGATGCTGCAGGTCCAAGCATAGACATATTACCAGCCACATATGAAGGTTTTTTCGCGCCTGGGGGTAGTTCAAGTGTTATGGTTGGTTATCATTTGTATTTTGAATATAATCATGCTACTCAACCAGGAGTTTTTACAGATTCTGGAGCAAAAGTAACTTCTGTTATTCAATCAACTACTACTCCTTTTGATATAACAATAGCTTTAAGTTCGGCACCATCTCCACTTCCTCCGTCTCCAGTTCCGGCAGAATTTAAATTAAGATTAGCTCTTCCAAATCCTTATTACGATTCTGATTTTGCTGCAACTGCAAATGTAGAGTATTTAACTGATAAATTTACAAGATTTTCTTATAGATTTAAATATGATGATGGTGAATACTCTTTAATGGCTCCATTCACTCAACCTTGTTTTATACCTGAACAAGACGGATATTTTATCGGAAAAGAGGCTTTACAAGGAACGGTTGATTTTGATAAAGGTGAAAACGAAGTTTCTGACGAAGAAAACGCTTATAGAAGTACAGAGGTTTCTTTTATGGAAAATAAAGTTAATAAAATAACTTTAAATATTCCTCTTCCCTGCGCCGCTAACGACTTAACAAGTTTATTTAAAATTCAAGAGCTTGATATATTATATAAAGAGTCAGATCAAACAACTATAAAAGTTGTTGATTCAATACCGGTTCAAGGTTCTATATCTGGTAATTCACCAGTATATCAATACGAGTATGGTTCTAAACCTCCGTTTAAAACCTTGCCTCAAGCTGAAACAGTAAGAGTTTATGACAAAGTTCCTGTAAAAGCGCTAAGTCAAGAAGTTGCAAGTAATAGAGTTATATATGGTAATTTTCAAAACAAGCATACTCCACCAGCGTTTCTAGATTACATATTAAGTGTTAATCCTAAACAAACATTTAATATATCTCAGAATACAGTTAATTCAGATACATCGGAAATAGAATATCCTAATGCAACCTTAAAGCAAAATAGAACATATGAAGTAGGTATTGTGTTATCTGATAAGTTTGGAAGACAATCAACTGTATTGTTTTCAAAGCAGTCAGAATATGCTGCTTTAGGTGAATTTTTAGCTTCTTCTATATATTCACCTTATAGAGGAGAATTTGAACCAAACCCAACGGAAGGTATAACTGCTTTTGATGGTAATGCATTAAACGTTCAGTTTAATTCTACTATTACAAGCCTTAGAGATACAAGTACTGGTAGTCCTGGTATATATAATGGTGATATTAATTCTCAAGATTATAATCCTTTAGGTTGGTATAGTTTTAAAGTAGTTGTGAAACAAACAGAGCAAGAATACTACAATGTTTACATTCCAACTGCTATGGCGGCGTATCCATTAAACACAACTAAAGAGCTCACTTCAACTTCTCATATTGTTTTGTATAATGACAATATTAATAAAATACCTAGAGATTTAACAGAAGTAGGACCTACTCAAAAAGATTTTCCAAGTAGCGTTAGAATGTTTGGTAGAGTAGGACCACGAGGTAGTAATAATGTATTACCTAACGTGGCAAATAATAGAGTAAACGCTCAATTTTACCCATCAAAAATAGCTGATATAACTACAAATGTAGCTACAATAAGGGATTTATTTGATTACGAAAACTTTCCATTACTACAAAATACAGATCAAGTAGAAAAATATGTATTTTATAATTTTGATTATTTAAAAATATCAGGAGCTGAAGGTGATTTTCCAGATTCAAGTTCTTTAGTTGCTAGAATAAACACGCAAAAAAAGTTTGGCGTACAGGTTCCAAGAGGAGGCGTATACGCAGAAGCTATAGTTAAAACTGGTTCCGGCAGTACAGCTACAATAAACCACATAATACAAAATATTTTACCTTCACCTTCTAGCGCTACATATCCTATAATAACAGGTCAAAGAGTTTTTGGAGAAGGTATTAACAATAATGTAACTGTTTTACAGTTTACGCAGTCTACTACTGCAAATGAAGGAACTGTTAAGCTTTCTAGCCCTGTTGTTTCTTTAGCAGGTTCAACTTGGCAGTTTTCAGGTGGATCTTTGCCTTATACGGGAACTCCAGCTTTAAATGTCTATGAAATAACACCAAGTATTTCTTTAATAGATATATACTATGAAACTACGACTTCTGGTCTTATAAAAAATTTAAACGATGCTATAGATCAAGGACCTCCTCCAAATATTCTCTCTCAACTAGAGGGATTCTTTGTTAGTGATTTTAAAGAAGACAATGTTGTTCCTTACAACGCAGCAACTAGTAGTTACGAGAAAGTAATTACAACTCCATTTGCTCCTGTAACACAATCTGGAACTACTTTTCCAGATGAAACCTTAAACATTGTTAGAATAGATCCTGATCTTGGTATTACAGATCAAGCAGGTAATACTTCATATAACGGCGTCCCTTATTTTGACTTCACTGAAGCAGAACCAAATGGAACTTCTAACGGCATGTTTGGTATAAGACAATCACAACCAACTGCGCCAAATGGAAGATTTGTTATAATATTAAAAAAGAAAACAAGTCCAGGTGCTTTTGCAAGACTTAACGGATCTACTACATCTACCACCTTTGATATAGATGGCTTAACAAGCGCTAAATCTTGGCCAACTGATGTTAAGCAGACTAGTAATACAGCTACTGATTTAGCTGGCTTTAGACCTATGAGTACTACTCCAGATTCAGATGATTTAGTTGGAGCATCTGTTTCAGGTAGTGTCTTAATACCTCAAGGTACTGTAGTAACAGGTTTCGCACCTACAGGCATTGGAGCAGGTTCTGTTACAATATCTAACGCTCCAACAGGTGCGCTGAGTGACAATTCCACTATAGTTTTTGGTAAAGAATCTCCAGGCTTAGTATTTTCTCAACCTAACAACGTTGATAATCTTGGCGCAGCAGGTAATACATTTACGTTTAATTTTTTATGCTCTAATTCAGGCATAGACTCTTCTACTGGTCTTGAATTAAACCCAGTGCCGACAGAAGTACGAGCTACACTTGATTTAAGCCCTGTTACACCTAAAAGACCTAAAGTTATAATAAAAAGTAAACGTTTAATTCCTGGAACTACTAATAATCAAATAGATGTACAAGGTGATGTAAGAAATACTATATCTTCTTTTGGGCTTAATGGTCAAAACCCCCAGCCAATAAAGTTAGAACCAGAAGCGGTACTTAATAGATTTTTAGGACAAGAAAATCAAACGTATCCAATCTTAGCAACAGTTGATTGCATTAATGGCTCTTCTACGTTTGACCTTCAAAGAGAAGACTTGACTCTTGATATAAGAAGAATGTTTTGGGCTCCAAATTACGCCGCAGGTCCTAGTCAATGGAAATGGGAAGAAATAGGTCTTAATGATTGGTCGCAGCAAAATCTTGAATTAACAGTACCTGATCAACTTAGCGGGTTTCCTATATCAAATCCAGATGGTAGTGCTTTACCTAATAACATAAACTCTATTTATAATATTAAAGATAACCATTGGTTTTTAGANCAAGTTCCGCAATCTAGTGATTCTTCTGTACCTTCTGCAGCTTCAACATCTTTTTACAATTTAAGAGCTGGAATTCTTGGCGCTGACACAGAGTTCAATAAAAACGTTGCTTATTGCTTAGAAATAGCCGCTAAAGACGCAGAATCAAATAGTAATGTTACTTCACCATCTACTTTTGTTCCTTTTGTCTTATCAACACCTGTACAAGGATTTTTTCCTGGTACTGGTAGAGGCCCTGTACCTATAGATGTTTGTGGTATCGGCGCATTACCTCTTACGTCTACTATAAGAACAAATGAAATTAATCCTTTAAATGGTGAAATATCTGGTTTAGATAGTGATCAGCTTTTTGGTCCTTGGGCACCAGATGGAAATCCTATTACTTTTATATCTGATGGTCCTGTTAAAATAACAGCTTTTGTTGAAGTTATAAGTTACGGCGCTGTAGATCCAGTAAATAATTTTATTTTAAATACTGGTTCATTTACTCAGACTTTTACTGCTACTGATGCTGATGCAAACACGTATAATTTAATTACTATTCCAGCGGGCGAAGTGGTTGCGGTAAATGATTTATATCCTTCATTATCATTTCAAACACAAACTTTACTACCTGGCGCAGTTAACTTAAGCTTTCAAGGTCAATACTCATTAAAAGTTAACGAAACTGTTGGATTTCAAGGATTAAATCCAGCAGTAAGAGTAGCTTTAAAATTAACAATAGAAGTTTGCGCTGTTGCTACGTAAAAACAAAACTTTAAAAGTGATAATAAAAAATGGCTAGTATATTAGAAATAAAATATTTCAACAGCTTTGTTCTTAAAAAAAGAGCTTTAGATAGATCTCCCAGTGGTGGTATTACACCAAAAAGCATTTGGAATGGATCTTTTGGTATACCAGGAGGTGTAAACGGTATTGGTGGTTATCCTATAAAACCCTCACCAACTTCATTTGAAACTGAAAAATCTTGGGTTATAGAAGAAGCTAGAATAAGAGGAGGTTATAATAATACTTCTACTGATTATGGCGTAAGAGCTTATTTAGTAGAAGAAGATCCTAATTCTAGTATTAGATTTAATTCTTTGATATATTCAGGCATTTACAATGCTAGAACAGGGGTTAATAATACAAATGTATTTAGTGTAGCAGAAGATATAACTAGAAGTTTAGATCCAGTTAATGGCTCTATACAAAGACTTTTTGCAGAAGATACTAATTTACTTGTATTTCAAGAAAGCAAAGTAAGTAGAGCACTCATAGATAAAGATGCTATATACAATGCAGAAGGCCAAGGAACTGCTGTTAGTTCATTTACACAGGTTATTGGTCAAATGACACCTATAAATGGAAATTACGGTATCGGTAATCACCCAGAGAGTTTTGCAGTTTATGGATATAATAAGTATTTTGTTGACTCGTTTCAAAACTGCGTAATGCGATTAGGCGGTGACGGCTCTTTAATAGAAATATCTTCAACAGGTATGCGTAGTTTCTTTAGAAACAACATAATAAATGTTGACACTATTAATACAAAAGGAAAAATCATAGGAGCTTACGATATATACAACAAAGACTATGTTTTATCTCTTCAACCAAGCGATAGCTCTATTAGTTATAATACAGTTTCTTATGATGAATCAGCCCAAGGCTGGATAAGTAGATATAGCTATAAACCAGATCAGTCTTTTAGTTTAAGAAATCAACATTATACAACTATAGGAACTCAAATATGGCTGCATAATTCTTTAAATGTTAATTATAATAATTTCTACGGTGTTCAAGGAGATTCTTCAGTTAGATTTATTGTAAATCCACAAGTGAGTACTCAGAAAGTATTTAAAACTGTTAATTACGAAGGGTCTAATGGTTGGCAGCTTAACAGCTTTGTTTCAGATGAAACAGGACCAGGTACATATGCAGGAGCAAGCGAGTTTTATTACGATACTTCTCAGCCTATCTTAAGCTATGTGCAAGGAGCATACGACTCAGCTAATCCTCCAAACACTGGATTAGCAGCTGTGGTTCCACCTATATTTAGAGCTGGTTTTTACAGAAAAGAAAATAAATACTGTTCAAACTTAATTAGCACTTCTGCTATAACACAAGCAGAGATTTTACCAGGATTTCTTACAGCTGGTGTTAAAGGATTTTTTGCAACTGTAACTTTCTCTACAGATTCAGTAACAGATCCAGGTAGATACAAAGAATTATTCGCAGTGTCTACAAATTTTGAATTTTCAAATGGATATTAATAATAAAAATAAAAAATTATGGCAATAGGAGCAATGATGGCGATTGGAGGTGGTCTTAAATTAGCAGGCGGACTATTCGGAGCTGGAGCTGCCAGAAAAAGAGCTCGAGCTTTAGCTAGACAATTAAGAGCAGAAAACGCTAAACTTGGTCAATTAGAAAGATCTAGACAACAAATAGTAAATCCATATAGTGGTGTTACAGACATGTCTAATTTAGCTAAAGATCTTTCTGCTAAAATTACAAATCCTTTTGCTAATTTAAGTGTAGCTACTGGCGCTGCTGAAATACAAATGGAACAGTCTGATATAGCTCTAGCTAATACTTTAGACACATTAAGAGCAACCGGCGCTAGTGCTGGTAGTGCTACCGCATTGGCTCAAGCTGCTTTACAAAGCAAGAAAGGCGTTGCTGCTAGCATTGAAAGTCAAGAAGCTCAAAATGAAAAATTAAGAGCTCAAGGTCAGCAAGCTATGGAGCAAGCTCAATTACAAGATGCTCAGAGAATACAAGGTATTCAAATATCTGAAGCCGGTAGAGTTCAGCAGCTTCAAGGTGCAGGCGAAAATATTAAGCTTCAAATGAAAGAAAATAGAGAGTCTGATAGAATAAACTATCAAAGAAACAAGATTCAAGCTTTAATGGGTGCCAGAGCTCAAGCTCAAGCATCAAGTTCTAATATGATGATGGGCGCTATTGGTGGTCTTGGTAGTTCTCTAATGTCGATGGGAGCTGCTGGTTAAAAAATAAATATGGAAAATAAAAACATACAAACAAACTTATATTTAAAGCAGTTTAATGAAAGCAATGCTTTAGGTTTTGATGAAAAATTTATAGCAGCTAATTATGATGTAGATTTTGATTTATTAGGCAATGCGTTTAGACCTACAGCTAAAATATACGCTAGCTTAATGTCAGACATACAAAACAATAAGTGTGTTAACGGTAATTGTGAAGAAGAATATAAGCAGTTAAAAGTACTAGACCAAGCACCTCAAAATGCTATTGATTTTTTAAGTGAACTTATTTCTCAGCTAGTTATTACAGAAGAGCCTAATTTTGACCCAAACAATAATTTTAAATACACTGTAGCCAACTCTATAATCACCACTAAACCCGGATTTTCTAAAGATCACGGCTACAACATGATACTAAGTATACTTAAAAATGGTTCATTAGAAATTATGTTTACAGGTCCTATGTTTGAAGAACCTCTTGTTATAAACAGTTCTGCATTAGAGTTGTTAGCCGAAGCTGGTACTAGCATTGTAACATCTACTCCAAACATACAAAAGCTAATGATGTCTATTATGCCTCAGACAGGTTTGTTTGAAGGTAATTCTTTACAGGAAAACGGTGAACTATCTCCAACTGCAGTAATAGCTGATGAGTTTGTAATGAAAAACCCTGATGGCAGTTATGACTATGCAATAATAGATATAGGCGGCGGTAAAGGTAGAAATATATTAAAATTTGATACAGATAAAATTTTAAAAAAATCAATGCCATTTATAAATGCTGAAATTGCAGGTATATTATCAATAGAGCAAGAAGCTGTAGCGCTTTGGAACGTATATTTGGCAATGCAAACAAGTGTAGAGGAAGATGCTCAAATGGTACAAAACGCTAACGCAGCGAGTAAAAGCTGGAATTATGAAGAAGATCTGCCACTGTCTCAAGACAAAAAAGTTTTATTTGAACAAGAGTTTATAAAGTACTTTATGAATAATTATTTAAAGCAATTTATTACAGATAGACTTCCTACAGTTACAGAAGACGCTGCTGTATTTGATTTAGCAGAAGCTAAAAAAGCTAAAGCACAAAAGTTTTTACAAGATAACAAATTAACTTAAATTAAATGAACGAATTAGAACTATACGTAGCTTCATTACAAGATCAAGGTTTGTCTGTAGATGAAATAAAAGCTAAAGTAATAGAGTGGAAAAAACAAAACCAACCCGAAGAAACTGAAGTTGCTGAAGAAACAACTGAAATAGTTGAAGAGGGAAAGTCGCCTGTTGTTACGGAGAAGAGCACGACTGTAGCAACAGCAACACCAAACGTGCAAGCCGCTTTAGGCGTGAATTCAGAATTTGGAATTGGCGGATCAGTATTGCCATTTACAAATCCTTATAATCAAAGCTTAGATGACTTAGGCAGAAACATATCTGATGATTTGTTTAGAGGTGGTTTGTCTTTAGAGGATTACGAAAAGCAAAAGGCAGAATACAATAAAGCTAAAAAAGATTTTGAATCAAAAAAACAAGCACAAAAAGAAGGCATTGACATACTAGAAAGCGGAGAAATTAATTTTGAAAGCAGAGTTATAATACCTAGAGGTGAAACAGGTTTTGATGAATTTACTTTTAATCAGATTAAAGCAAAAATTGACAATAAAGAACCTGGATTTGAAAATGTTAAAGACGTAAAAGATTATGTTTCAAAAGTCCCTAATGCTGAGATAATAACTTATACTCAGAATAAAGATTTTGAAGGAACCGTAAGCACACTAGATGAAGTTGTAATTCAAAAATATGATCCTGTAGAATTAAACAATCAGCTAGGTAATCAAGTGTGGCAAACAAACAATGAACCTGCTATACAAGCGTCTTTAGATGAATACGGTAACTCTGTAGGAAGTAATTATTTTCCTACAATTAAAAGTGCTAGAGAAGCTGAAAAAGAAAGAAACGATGGATCTAAAGCTGTAAATATTTCTAGTGTACAAAACTATAGAACTGATTACTTAGGATCTCAAGCTAGTTTACAATTTAACGATGTAAGTGTTGATGAAGTTTTACAAGACGGTAAGCAGTTTCTTACTAAAAATGAATTAAAGTTTTTAGAATTAAGCCCTGAAGAGCAAGACAAAGAAGCTTCTAAAGAAAATTATGGCGAAAGATTATTTTTTGGAGATGAAATAAAAAACCTAGACCTTGATGAAGTACAAGAATCTGAAATAGAACTTTTTCAAAAGGCTAAAAAATTAGCTGATACAACAGAAAAAGATGTTTTAAAACAAAAATTAAATAATGATTATTTTAAAATTGTTGGTTTAGCACAAGAGATATATAACTGGGATAAAGCAAATAGTGGTGCTGCAAATGATCCTAGTTTTTTTAGTAAAAATGGAGGTTATAAAGATCAAAAAGGATTTGAGTGGACTGAAGACATATCTAGTTTAGTCGAAGAAATAGCTTTAAATGGTAGACTTCCTGGTTATTTAGAAAAATTAGACGTAAGAGCTATAGACGACGAAGATGGTCACCCTCTTATAAAAGCTTTTAATGACACTGTAGAAAATTATAAAATAGTAAACAGAGCTTTTCAGCTAGATAGAGATCCTTTAACAACAGAACAAGGAGGTTTTACTGATGAATTTTACGCTGCTACAGTTAATTTACTAGGTGGTAATGCAACTCCTACAGACAGACAAGTTAAAGATACTTATCTGAACTGGATGCAAACTAACGGCTTTACTCCAAGCAAAGAAGCTCTAGATAATTCTTTAGCTATACAAATACCAGGAGGTGGCTTTAAAGCCCCAGAAAGCATGAGTCAAGAGATTGGTGCTACTGCACCAGATCTATTAGCTTGGATGGGTGATGTATATTTATTCACTAGAGGTAGTGGTAATATTGTAGGTAAAACACAAAAATGGGCAAATAAACTAGCTACTCAAAGTAAAAGATTTTCAAAAATACCATACGCGCTACCTGCTTTTAAAACAGCGAACGCAGCTCTTGGTCAAGCTGTAACTTTTACTGGTGGTAGCATAGTTGGCCAATATAGAACAGGGGATTTTGACTTAGAATCTTTACCTGGTTCAGCAGGCTTTGGAGCATCGTTGGCGGCAGGCCATGCTATGTATGACCCATTTGTTAGGTTTTTAGGTAAATCTAAAATGGGTAGAATGTTCTCTCCAGTTGTAAATGCTTTAACAAAATATACTCCTAATACCTATAAAAGAGTTTCAAGATCTGTTGGTGGTGGTTTTGGTGGTGCAACCACGTACCAGTTTGGAGGCGCCGTTACTGGCGGTTTATTTGACGAACAAGGAAATTTAACTGTTTCTCTGCATACTCAAGCTGTTGAAACTATAAAAATGATTATAGCTGGAACTTTTACCAAGGCTATACCCAACATGCGCAGCATTGGCAAAGAATTTAAAAGCGATATTATAAGTGCTAAAACTAGTGGTAGATTAGACTTAGAAGCTAAAGAATCTGCTAAAAGATTAGGCGTGAAAGTAAAAGAAGGTGGATTATTAGAAAAAGAAGGATTTGAAGTTGATCAAGAAAATGTGCAGACAGAACTTAGTGACGCTTTTGAAAATAAAGTAAACGATCTACTAAAAAGAAAAAGAGAAGGTAGAATAACTAAAGAAAAAGCTGACACTGAATTTAAAAGGCTAAAAGAAGATTACAGAGTAGTTGATACTCAAATAGCTGTCAATGCTGCTTATGAACTAATCCAGGCAGAGAAAAATGCAGGCAACGCCCCAAGAGAATCTGAGTTTTATTTAGTATCTCAAAAAATAAAAAACGGAGAAAAACTAAACGATAGAGACGGAGAAGTATTGTCTTATTATGGGCTAGACGGTATAGGCATGCTTTATAAAAGATTAGGCATACAAAAAAATTCTGTTAATGATTCTTATTTACAAAACTTAATACTTAACGAATCTTTAATAGAAGCTCAACTAAATGGTAAGTCTTTCATGTTAACACCGTATGGTCTACAACCCTTGAATCCCGTAGAGTTTGTATCACCAAAAGGAACAACTGCTAGACAAAACGCTAGAGAGTTTTTACTAAAAAAACAAGAGCTAAACGAAGAAATTTATAGATTAAAAAAATTAGATAAAAATAATTTATCACAATCTGAACTTCTTGAAAACAAGCAGGCTATAAAAAATGCTGAGCAGGAGCTAAGTAAATATATAAAAGATGGTGAGTTATATAATAACATACAGTCAGAAATACAAGATGCTGCTATTACGGCTTATGAAAAAGATGTAAAGCAAGCAGATCCTTCTGAAGGTAAAGTAGTTGAAGCTAGAACACCAGAAGAGTTTCAAAAACGTTATGATGAGTCTGGATTTAAAGCAGAAGATGTTAAAGGCAAAATAGCTTTTACAGATAAAGACGGTAATAAAGTTATAAACAGAGAGTTCGCTTTGCAACAAAGAAACTTTACACCGGTTACTCATGAAATACCTCACTCAATATTAAAAGATTCTTTCAAAGACGCCGAAGGCAATGTAACACCTGAAGGTATAGAGATGATCAATGGTGTATTAAATAAACTTACGCCAAGACAAAAACAAGTATTAGACGAAGAGTTAGCCTCTAGATATGACGTAGGTCAATCTAAAGAAAAATGGTATGAAGAAAACATAACTGTGCTAGCTGAGCTTATTAAAAGAGAAGAAATACAATTTAGCAAAAGCTTTGGTGAGGGCTTAGCTGGTTTAGTACCTGCATTTAAAAGCTTTTTACCCAATATAGAAGTAAATCCTGAAACAGGTAAAGGTATTTTTGAAATGCTAAAAGCCCAAGATCTTGGCAGGGTTGAAATAAAAGAAACACCTAAAAAAGTTGAAGTTGAAACAACTACAGAAAACTTAGAACTAGCAACTCCATCAGGTAGATTTAGTTTAGCTAAAAAAGATTCAGACACCGTTAATAGATTATTTGCTGAAAAAGGTAAAGACGCAAGTTTTGAAATACTAGAATTATTAAGACCGACAGCTATTAGTTTAGCTAATCGATTTAACAATAGACCAGCGAGTGAGGGTTCTAACAAAACTCTAGCTGAAGACTCAAATCAAAAGCAGCTATTAATAGAGGAAATAATGACTGGTAAAAGAGGCATGCTAGATGTTATTAATGATTATGCTGCTAAAGTTGAAAGAGGTGAAAAAGTAGGAGAATTATCTTTGTTTTTAAATAATAGTTTTTCTACTAAAACTGGGTTTAAAAGATACGTAGAAATAGCAGATAGAAACCTAGGTAAAGAGTTTGGGCAAAGTGTTGATGATTTAGGTGGTTTAAAAGATGTTGTTCAAGATAAAAAAAGTTCTAAAAAAGAAGATACAACTACATCTGAAGTTGCTAAAAAACCTACTGAAACCACTAGGTTTAATGAAAATTATATTTCAACAGAGTTTAAAGAAGTCAACGATACTAGTAAAAAAGGCATTGAAGATAAAATAACAGAAACTGTTACTGAATCTTTTAAAGATAGACCTGTAAAAAACTTTAAAGAAACTGGAAAAATACCTCAAGCTTTAGCTAAGCTATATGCTGACATGTTTGGTATAAAAACAGTTAATGCTTTAATAGAAAAACAAAGAAATCTTCAAAAGCTAGACGAGCCTGGAGCTATAAGAGCTAGACAATTTTTAATTGACAATGCTGCTTCTGATTTTGCTAGACTACCTAAAGTCAAAGATGATCTAGGTAAAGCTACTGGTATATTTCAAACAAAGCTAGGTAAAGTAATGTACAACAAAGACGGTAAGCTAGTTGGTACATTAAAGCAGTATAAAGATATAATACAAGGTAAAGAAATAACTCTTACTGATTATAGCGGAAAAGAAATAACTTTTAACTCTAGAAATGCTCAAGGTAAAAAGAAACCTATATACAGAGATTCTCAACATATAACTGCAGCTTTAGATTTTCATATTAGAAATAGAGCTTTAGAAACTTTAATACCTCAACAAGGTAAAAGAATACAACTTGGTGCTAAGTTTAGTGAACCTAAGATTACAACAGGTAAAGAGCGTGAAGAATTAAAATACACTCAACCATCTTTTGTAAGAAATAAAATTTTTGAAAAGTCTAAGAAAACAGGTGCATTAAAAGGCTATACAATTATAGACACAAAATCTCCTGAGTATAAAGCGGCTGTAAAAGATTTTAAATCATTTTTTGAATTCTATCCTGAAGGTAAAAGATATGTAGAGCAAAGCATGACGGGTGGAAGAGATTTAACCTTTAGAGATATTCCAAACTTTGAAAGCTTGTTTGGAAAAAGCAATAGAGATAACAAAGCAACTAGATTTACATATGCTGCTGCTGAAATGTTTTTAGCTGGTAAAGTCAATAAAGGTTTAAGAGATGGTAGTATTCTTAGGAATAATAAATTTAGATTAGATGAAATAGAAAATTTTTATTTAAAAGTACAAGAGTTTTTAAAAACAAAACAAGGCAAAGGCAAGTACGGAATATTTGAGCAGTTTTTAAGAGATAGTGCAAAAGGCCAAGGTCATTTAAATAGATTTGGAGCAGCGCTTGTTTTTTATCCTATAAATCCTTTAACAGGTAAAGCAGTTTCTGTTAAAGTAAAAGAAGAGCATATGGCTCCTGTTAATAAAATAGGATTAATGCTTTTAGAAGCAGCAAAAAGAGGAACTGTTAAAAAAGAGTTTAAAGATATAAAAGCTATATACGGTCAAGGAGCTTTAAGATATAACGACGATAAAGCTTTATCTGTTTTCCTTGATAAAAATTTACCTCCTGAATACTATGATAAAGTTCTTAATGCGGTAAGAGAAGGTAAGTTAGATTTTTTACCACAAGGCACAGCATCTCTTGTTAGGTATACTATTGAAAACACTATTGATCCTTTTGCTTACGCGTTTACTAAAACACAAAAATCTATTGGTGAGTTCTTTGTAGGTAAATCTAAAAAAGTAACAACACCTTTTGAAATATTAGAAAACTCTAAAGTTGTTAATGAACTAATAACAAAAGTTTTAACAGGAGAAATAACAAGAGAAAGAGCTAAAAAAGATTATCAAGAGCTACAAAAAGTTGTAGATCCAAAAGCTAAGAGCGCAGAGAAAATGAACGATCTAGCATCTAGTTCTTTTAGATTTGATAAAGCTGCTACAAACGAAGCTGTTGTTGAAAACTTAAGAGCAGCTGATGCAGCTCTAGAATTATCAAGATCTTTAAATATTGAAGATGGTAAGCCAGTACCTAAGAAAGAAAAGAAAATTAGAGTATTTGATTTTGATTACACGGCGGCTATTACAAAGAGTAAAATTTCAGTTGAAATGCCAGGTCGACCAATAGATATAGAGATGCTTGACATTGCTGCGAGAAGAATATTTAAAAAAGAATTTGAAAACAAGCCTAGTTCTAAACAAAACTTTAAAGATCTAAACGAAGAGCAGCAAGCAAGAGTTTTAAAAGATTTTCCAAGTGGCAAAACATTTAAAATAGATGCCGCAGAGTTTGCAGAAAAATCAGCTCAGCTAGAACAAGAAGGTGCTAAGTTTGATTTTAGTGATTTCAGTAAAGTAGTTGATGGTAAGAAAGGACCTTTGTTTGATGTAATGAAAAAAATAGCAGACGCAAGAGGTACAGAAGATTTATTTATATTAACAGCTAGACCTCAGGATGCGGCTGGTCCTATAAAAGAGTTTATGAAAACTCTAGGTATTGATATACCTTTGAAAAATATAACTGGTCTAGCAGATGGTAAAGCTAGTGCTAAAGGTCGATGGATTATGGATAAAGTGTCTGAAGGTTATAATGATTTTTATTTTGCTGATGACGCTCTTAAAAATGTTAAAGCTGTAAAAGAGGTTTTAGATCAAGCCGATGTAAAAGGCAAAGTGCAACAAGCTAAGTTTAGTAATGCTAAAACTTTTAATACTATAACTAATGAAATGATAGAAGCTAGTAGTGGTATTGAAGCTTATAAAACTTTTTCTTCCGCTAAAGCAAGAACATTAGGTGAAAACAAAGGTAGATTTGATTGGCTTACAATGGCTTCGTCAGCTGAAGATTTTAAAGGTTTACTATATAAAATGATAGGTAAAGGTAAGCAAGGTGAAGCGCATTTTAAGTTTCTTAAAACAAACCTTATTGATCCTTATAACAGAGCAGAAGACTCTGCTATACAAGCTAAGATATCTGCTGCAAATGATTTTATGGCATTAAAATCTATGTACAAGACTATACCTACTACACTTAAAAAAGAAACTGGTGTAGGTAAATTTACATATCAGCATGCTCTTAGAACTTACATGTGGACCAAACAAGGTATGTCAATACCTGGTTTATCAAAAGCAGACGCAGCAAAACTAAATAAGTTTGTTACTGACAGTGCTGAGCTTCAAACATTTGCAGATCAGTTAATAGTAAGCCAAAAAGGTAAAATGTACCCTGAACCCGGTAAAGACTGGTTGGCTGGTAATTTAACTACTGATATAATAGGTGGTATAAACAAAGTTAATAGAGCAGAATATCAAAAGACTTTTAGGGAAAATGTAGATATTATATTTTCACCTGAAAACTTAAATAAAATGGAAGCTGCATACGGTACTCGTTGGCGTAAAGCTTTAGAAGATACTCTTCGTAGAATGAAGTCAGGTAGTAATAGACCAATTGGTGGTAGTGAAATAAGCAATAAAGTGCTAGACTGGACAAATAACTCTGTTGGTGCTGTAATGTTTTTGAATACTAGATCTGCGCTACTACAAACTATATCAGCTGTAAACTTTTTAAATTGGGGTGATAATAATCCTATAGCGGCAGGTAAAGCGTTTGCAAATCAAAAACAGTTTTGGGGAGACTTTATGACGCTTATGAACTCTGATTACTTAGTTCAACGTCGTAAAGGTCTTAAAATAAACGTAAGTGAGTCTGAAATAGCTGATGCTGTTAAAGACTCTAAGAACAAAGTAAATGCAGCTATATCTTATTTACTTAGTAAAGGTTTTGTTTTTACTAGATATGCAGATAGTTTTGCTATTGCTTCTGGTGGTGCTACGTTCTATAGAAATAGAATGAACAAGTATATTAAAGAAGGTATGGATCAAAAACTTGCAGAAGAAAAAGCTTTTAATGATTTTAAAGATGTAGCTGAAGAAAGTCAGCAGTCTAGTGACGCTTCTAAAATTAGCATGCAACAAGCATCTGGCGCTGGTCGTATTATACTTAACTGGGCTAACACCCCTATGCAATATGTTAGAATACAGAAAAGAGCTGCTCAAGATCTTATAAACGGTAGAGGTGACTGGAAAACAAATGTATCTAAAATAGCTTATTATGGTGCCATACAAAATTTAATATTTAATTCACTGCAGCAAGCTTTATTTGCTATAGGTTTTGGTAGTGATGAAGACGAAAAAGATCCCAAGATAAAAGCTAGAAACGAAAAGAAAATAACTAGAGTTGCAAATGGTATGGTTGACTCTCAGTTAAAAGGTTTAGGTATTGCAGGCGCAGCTATGGTTGCAACTAAAAATACAATACTAAAAATAATTAATGAGTCTGAAAAGAAAAGACCTGAGTATGAAGCCGCGGCAATAGAGGCATTAAGCTTCTCGCCGGCTATTAGTTCTAAGTATAGAAAAATTGTAGGTGGTTTAAAAAGCTTTAGTTGGAACGCTAAGGAAATTAAAGAAAAAGGATTTAGCTTAGACAACCCGGCTTATTTAGCAGGATCACAGATATTCACCGCATTTACAAACGTGCCTTTAGATCGCGTTGTTAAAAAAGTTAACAACATAAGAGGTATACTAAGTGAGCAGACTGCTGAGTGGCAAAAAATAGCGTTAGCCGCTGGATATGGAACTTATGATATTGGTCTTCCTTATTACGGTGGTTGGGATAAACCAGTTGAACCTACGCCTGCAGAGCTTAAACGACAAGAGATTGATGTAATGAAACGAGATACTAGTACAACGGAGCAGACACAAATGCTATTAGATCTAGGTCTTACTAAAAAACAAATTAAAGCATTGCGTTATGAAGACGCTAGAGTTAAAAAAATAATTGAACTACAAAATAAAAAGAAATAATTATGGGACCAGGAAAAAAAATGACAGCAACAAAAAAACCAGTAAAAAAAAGAGATCCTAATGTTTCTACTAGAAACTATAATGCCGCTACAGGTATAACACATGAGTTTATACAAGATGATGCAGGGAACTCTGTAACTCCTGGTTATGATTTTAAAAAAGCAGATCAATATAAAGCTAACGCTGTTAAAAAATACGGTAGTTTAGAAGCTTCAAGAGAGGCGTACGCTAGTAGAGGTATGCAAATGAAAACAGAAGGCTCGGGGCTTCAAATAAAACCAAAAACAGCAAAAGCTATGTATAAAGCTGGCATGGAAGCTAATAAAGAAAAAATAGCTCAAGAACGCTATGGCGAGTTTGGCTTTGATACTTTAACTTACGATCAACAACAGGAAGTTTATAAGAATTATCCTAGGCTTCCAAGAAGTTCAAAAGATATAGGATCAGACTTTGAAACACCTGCTAAAACGGGATCAGCATTATATGCAAAACTAAGTGCAGGTTGTAAAGCAGCTGCAAGAAAAAAATTTGATGTATATCCTAGTGCTTATGCTAATATGTGGGCTTCAAAGCAACAGAAAAAAGGTAAGTGCTAATGGCTTATAAACAAGAAACAGATACGCC